CGGCGCGGTTTACGGAAACGATGGCGAAGTCCACCTCATACACGACCGCAAACTGGACGCGCTGGAGGATCTGATTGAGGGTGCCAACGGCAAGCCGCTACTGATTGCTTACTGGTTTAGGCACGACCTGGATCGGATACAGAAACGATTCCCCGTCATAAAGCTGGACAGCGCCGACTCCATCAAGCGCTGGAATAACGGCGAAATCCCGGTGGCGGTAATCCACCCCGCTTCCGCCGGGCATGGGCTGAACCTGCAAGCCGGAGGCTCCTCCCTTGTGTGGCTTTCTCTGACGTGGAGCCTGGAGCTCTACCAGCAAACCAACGCCCGGCTCTGGCGTCAGGGGCAGAAAGACACTGTGGTAATCCACCACATCATCGCCAAGGGGACGATTGACGAACAGGTCATGGCCGCCCTTAAACGGAAGGACAAAACCCAGACCGCGCTAATCGAGGCGGTTAAGGCAAATTTGTAAACTTGCGGAGTAAATCAACGACAACAAAAGTCAAAAGCTGCCAATCCGAGGGAAACAAAACCGAATCGGAGGTAAGCTTATGAGCAATGAAACAACAGGGCGCATCAGATGCGCGGATTGCCGGTTTGCGCATCCCGACAAATCGGCAAGCTGCAAGACATGGACGGCTTTCGAGTGCGGTAACGATAAAAGCGAGTATCACAGGTGTCTGCTAAACATCACGCCAAATGGCGACAAGCGCCCACGGATAACCTGGACAGGTTGTGAGCTCGGGGAAAGGAGGCAGAGTTTATGACGGTTAAGGAATACTTGGCCCAGACCCGGCGGATAAACCGCCTTATAGACGCAAAATTAGAGCAGGTACGGGTACTTCGGGAGCTCGCCGCCAAAGCCACATCCACTCTCTCTCCGACACCGCCGAGTGAGACGCGCAATGTCCACCGCATGGAGGACATCATCGCCAAAATGCTGGATTTGGAGAATGAAATTAGCTCCGACATCGACAGGCTCGTCGACTTGAAGCGGGACATTACAAATGTTATCCGTTCTTTGAACAGCCCGGATTACAGGGTGATCCTGGAGCTGCGCTATCTCTGCTTTAAGACATGGGATGAAATTGCGGCCGATTTTCATTGCAGCGTACGTCACGTTCACAGAATGCACGGTGAAGCATTAGCCGCCTGCTCTGCGCGGGTAAAAGATGTCACTATAATCTGTTGAATGTCACACTAAAATTTTGATAAGATTACAATAGCAAAATATCTGAGAGGGCGCTCGTCATGCGTGGGGCGTCCTTTTACTTTGCCAAAAATGAGGTGAAGTGATGCCATATAAACCCAAGCGGCCGTGTTCCCACCCCGGCTGCCCGCAGCTGACGGCCGGCAGGTTCTGTGAGGAGCACGCCAAGGAAGAAGCAAAACGGTACGAACGCTACCAGCGCAACCCGGCGACGCGCAAGCTCTACGGCCGGACGTGGCGCAAGGTGCGCGACAGCTACCGCGCGGCGCATCCGCTCTGCGAACGCTGTTTAGAGCAGGGACGGGTTACGCCGACGCAGGAAGTACACCACATCAAGCCGCTGGCGCAGGGCGGAACCAACGACAACGACAATCTCAAGGCGCTATGCACGCCCTGTCATTCTGAAATCACCGCGCGCGAAGGCGGACGCTGGGGACGGTAGGGGCCGGTCAAGATCTCTACAACCTTCGCCCAGGGCAACGGGCGGCGGGTCACGCGCGAAAAAATCACGGTTCAAACAGGGGATTAATCCCCGCCGCGGCAAGGAGGTGAGGGCGCGTGGCAAAAGACGGAACAAACAGGGGCGGCCGCCGCGTGCGCGCCGGGGACAAGCCGCAGCCCTTGGCGGAGAAAATCACGGCGGGCAAAGCCGCTCGCGTTTTGGAAGCCACTAAACTGCCTCCAGAGTCGCTGCTTGAAGCGGGCGAATTAGGGAACGCGGCGGATTTATTTGGCGAAGATATCCCTTCCCCAAGCGACTACCTCAGCGCGAGGCAAAGAGACGGCAAGCCGCTGGGCGCGGACGCGCTGTTCATCGAAACCTGGAGATGGCTTAAAGATCGCGGTTGTGAGAAATTCGTCAACCCGCGGCTGATTGAAGCCTACGCCCAGGCGTTCACCCGCTACATCCAGTGCGAGGAAGCCATCAGCACCTACGGGCTTTTAGGCAAGCACCCGACCACGGGCGGCGCGATAGCCAGCCCATTCGTGCAGATGAGCCAGTCGTTCCAAAAGCAGGCGAATCTGCTCTGGTATGAGATTTTTGACATCGTCAAGCAAAACTGCACCACCGCTTTTGTCGGCAATCCGCAGGACGACGTGATGGAGAGGCTGCTCTCCGCCAGGAGGGGCGACAGATGAAGATAGAAAAAATCAAGGTTGGGCTATTAAAGCCCGCCCGGTACAACCCGCGCAAGGACTTAAAGCCCGGCGATAAGGAATATCAGAAGCTTCGCCGCTCCATCGAGGAATTCGGCTATGTGGAGCCTGTAATCTTTAATCGCCGGACCGGCAACGTGGTGGGCGGTCACCAGCGCTTGAAGGTGCTGCTCGATTTGGGCCACACCGAGATCGACTGCGTGGTGGTGGAGCTTGACCCAGAGCGGGAAAAGGCACTCAACCTTGCCCTCAACAAGATTCAGGGCGAATGGGACGAAACCAAGCTGGCCGAACTGATGGCGGAGCTTGACGCGGGCGCGTTTGACGTATCCCTCACCGGTTTTGACGCCGCAGAGGTCGACGAGCTGCTCAATCGCTGGCACGCCAAGGAAGCGGTGCAGGACAACTTCGATGTGGACAAGGAAAAAGAACGCATCGAGGGCGAAGGCGCGATCACAAAGCCGGGGGATATCTGGCTTTTGGGCAAGCATCGCCTGATGTGCGGCGACTCCACCAGCGAGGCTGATTTCGCAAAGCTCATGGGCGGCGGCCACGCACAATGTGCCGTCACTTCGCCGCCCTACGGGGTGGGCAAGGACTATGAAAAAAAAGGTATTGAAGCTTGGTTTGCTACCATAAAGCCAGTAATAAAAAATATTTGTAAATATGCTGATGTAATCTGTTGGCAGATGATTGACCTTTATTGCACAGGCACTCAGTTCATCGAACCAACGGGCTTTTACAGCATTCAGATGTTTTCGGACAGAGGCTTTCGCCCCATCTGGATCCGCATCTGGAAAAAGCAAGGGATGAATTTCGGCGTGGGCCCCTATCACCTTGTATCCAACAAGCCGGTGCAGCAGTACGAGTACATTTCAGCTTTCAGCAAAAACGGCGAGGCCGAGGAATACAACGACCAGGAATATCTATGGCTGTCCGCTTTTGCCGGGCACAGTTACCGGTTCGTAAAGCGGCTGACCAAGGAGGAGCGCAAAAAATGGGGCTATGCGGGCATCTGGGAAATGACAACGGTGCGCGCCAACAAGGAGCATCCGGCCATGTTCCCGGTGGAGCTGCCCTGGCGCTGCATCAAGATGCACAGCGACCGGGGCGGCATTGTTTTGGAGCCCTTTTCCGGCAGCGGCACCACCATTATCGCGGCGGAGCAGACCGAGCGCCGCTGCTGCGCCATGGAGCTATCCCCCGTTTACTGTGACTTGGCGGTCAAACGCTGGGAGACTTTCACCGGCGCAAAAGCGCTCAAACTGGAGGGATAAGGCTTGGAGATACAAAAAATCCCCGTCACAAAAATTAAGGCGGCAAAATACAATCCCCGTAAAGACTTAAAACCAGGCGACACGGAATACGAGAAGCTCCGCCGCTCCATAGCGGAGTTTGGCTATGTGGAACCTGTCGTCTGGAACAAGACCACGGGCAACGTGGTGGGCGGGCACCAGCGGCTGAAAATACTGCTGGCGGACGGCGCTACCGCAATCGACTGCGTGGTGGTAGAGCTGGACGCCGCAAAGGAAAAGGCGCTCAACCTCGCCCTCAACAAGATTCAGGGCGAATGGGACAATGAAAAGCTGGCCCTGGTCATCGCCGACCTGCAGGGCGTGGACTTTGATCTTTCGCTTACCGGCTTTGACCCAGCCGAAATCGACGCGCTGTTCAAGGACACCATCGCGGACGGTGTCAAAGACGATGACTTTGACGTGGACAGCGAGCTGCAAAAACCCGCGGTCACGAAGCCGGGCGACTTGTGGCTGCTGGGACGGCACCGCCTTGTCTGCGGCGATTCCACCCGCGCCGAAACCTTCGCCCTGCTCATGGACGGCAAGCTCGCAAATCTCACGGTGACCGACCCGCCTTACAATGTAAATTATGAAGGCGCGGCGGGCAAGATCAAAAACGACCACATGACCGACAGCAAGTTCTATCAGTTCCTGTTGGCCGCATTTACGCTGACTGAAAAGGTGATGGCAAAAGACGCGAGCATCTATGTGTTTCACGCCGACACCGAGGGCTTAAACTTCCGCAAGGCGTTTGCCGACGCCGGTTTCTACCTCTCCGGCGCATGCATTTGGAAGAAGCAGTCGCTGGTGCTGGGGCGCTCGCCATACCACTGGCAGCACGAACCGATCCTTTTTGGCTGGAAGAAGTCCGGCAAACACGCCTGGTACTCCGACCGCAAACAGTCGACCATCTGGGAATTCGACAAGCCCCGGAAAAACACCGACCACCCCACGATGAAGCCAGTGCCGCTTTTGGCTTACCCAATACTCAACTCCAGCATGACGGGCTGTATTGTGCTTGACCCCTTCGGCGGGAGCGGATCCACCCTCATCGCCTGCGAGCAGACGGACAGGGTTTGCCATACGGTGGAGCTGGAAGAGAAGTTCTGCGATGTAATAGTCAAAAGGTACATCGAGCAGGCCGGCGGTGCGGAGAATGTATTCCTTATTCGGGACGGCGTGAAGGCAGCGTTTGGCGATGTGGAGCAGCCGCGGTCCGATACACAATAATTTCCCCTCATATTTCGCATAAACAACTTGCTATTCCACAGCTTCAGAGTGATATATATAATCACCAAGAAGCTAAGGAGGCTTATGAAAAATGGATGTTAAATTCAATGTGACCGGCGAGGCCCGCAAAGCGCTCGTCAAGGCGGCAGGAGAAGTGCTCGGCTGGGAGCCGGTCTACAAAGGAGCGCCGAGTTTTGCCTTTGTGGTCAACAATATCACCATCAGCCGGGATGGCGCCCTTTCCTGGGATGAGCGCACAGACGAGGCGGCCATCCGGAACCTGCTCGGTAGGTTGCGGGAGATGGGCTTTGTTCCGGCAGAAGAGGAAATCGACCCCGACGACCACTGCGACACGCTGACCATCGAGATGCCGCTGGCGGGCTTTACCGACGCGGCGCTGGAGAACCTCGAACGGCTCATCGCCGGCAAGGCGGCGCTCATTAAAAAGGCCGTCGGCGCCGACGCCCTCCCCGTCGAGCGGACGGAAACGACGCTCAGGTTTCCCTGGTTTAAGTTCGGCATAGACGGCGCAACCGTCGCCGCCTACTCCCGCTTAATTGGCGCGCTCTGCGCGGCGGCGAAAGTCCAGAAGCGCGTCACCGGCAGAGAAAAACCAGTGGAAAACGAAAAGTACGCCTTCAGGGTGTTCCTCCTTCGTCTCGGCTTTGTGGGCGACGATTACAAGGAGGCACGGAAAATCCTCTTGAAGAACCTTTCCGGCAACAGCGCCTTTAAAAGCGGCGTCCGGTCCAAAGCGGAGGTGGCCGCCGATGCCTAACTTCCCCTCCAAGGAGATCGTGGAGCGGCTGCGCAAAGAGTATCCCCACGGCACCCGCGTGGAGCTGGTCAGGATGAACGACCCCTACTCCAGGCTTAAGCCCGGCGACAAGGGGACCGTTGATTTTATCGACGACAGCGGCACCCTGTTTTGTATCTGGGACAGCGGCTCCACCCTCGGCGTGGTCTACGGCGAGGACGCGGTGAAAAAGCTCTGGAATTCCTGATATTTCTGTGTTTTATTCGCAAGAATTGACTTGCTATTATCCTCTTTCAGAGTGATATATGTGTATGCCGGAAGGCACACAACAAACGCCCTGAAGGAGGATAAACCACATGCTGACAAGCAAATTCGGGATTGAGATCGAGTTTACGGGCATTACCAGGAGCGAGGCGGCGCGGATCGCGGCGGAGCACCTTGGCGGCACGGTCACAAGCGCGGGCGACTACTACGACGCCAAGAAGGTCACCGCGCCGGATGGCAGGGTCTGGAAGTTCATGAGCGACGGCAGCATCTCCTGCCAAACAAAGCCCGGCCAGCAGAGGGTTTCGGCCAGCCGCGACTACAGCGTGGAGCTGGTCAGCCCCATCCTCACCTACCGCGAGGACATCGACACCCTGCAGGAATTGGTGCGCAAACTGCGCAAAGCCGGGGCGTTTGCCAACAACTCCTGCGGCATCCACATCCACCTAGACGGAGCACACCACACGCCAAGGAGCCTCCGCAACTTCGTGAACATCATCGCCAGCAAGAACGACCTTTTCTACAAAGCCCTGCAGATTGCGCCGGAGCGGATGAGCTACTGCAAGAAGATGGACAGCCTCTTGGTCGAGAAGATGAACCGCAGAAAGCCCAAGACGATGCGGGCGATTGAGGAGATCTGGTACGAGGGCTACAGCGAAAGCCAAGAGCGCCACTACCACCCTAGCCGGTACCATTTCCTCAACCTGCACAGCTTCTTCACAGGCAACCGCACGGTGGAGCTGCGCGGCTTCAACAGCGAGCTTCACGCCGGCAAAATTCGCAGCTACATAGTCCTCGCCCTGGCCCTGAACCACCAGGCGCTGACGCAAAAGTGCGCGTCGGCGAAAAAGCCCCAGGCCGAGAACGAAAAATTCGCCATGCGGACCTACTTAAACCGCATCGGTTTCATCGGCGAAGAGTTTGCCAACTGCCGGGAGCATTTGACCACACACTTAAACGGCTCGGCAGCATGGCGCTTTCGGGCGGCCTGAGCCGCCCCTGGAGCCAAAGAGCAAGGAGGACATAGACAATGGATAAGCACAACAAGCTATACATCGCCTACGGTTCCAACCTGAACCGGGTGCAGATGGCGGACAGATGCCCCACGGCGAAGGTTCTGGGGGCAAGCGTAATGGAGGATTGGCGGCTCCTGTTCAGAGGCGCGCGCGAAGGCGCGGTGGCGACTGTGGAACCTAAAGAAGGCGGCAGCGTCCCTGTACTGGTCTGGGAGATCACCCCGGCTGATGAGGCGGCCCTTGACCGCTACGAGGGCTGGCCGTTTTTCTACCGCAAGGAAACGGTCAAGGTGAAACTGGGCGGCAAGACCATCAGCGCGATGGTGTACATCATGAACGAGGGCAGGCCGCTGGGGCAGCCAAGCTGCTACTATTACGCCGCCATTTTGGAAGGCTACAGAGACGCGGGCTTCGATGTAGATATCCTGCGCCAGGCAACCATCGATTCGGCAAAAACGGAGGAAACCGCCCATGAATGAAAAGATAAAAGAGCAAATCCTTTCCATCCGGGCAAGCGGCGTCACCAACATGTTTGACGTAAACCGCGTCCAGCACGAGGCCTTTGTGCGCGGCTTCTACGAACTTGTGCTGTACCTGGAGGAGCACAAGGCCGAATACAGCCGCTTTATCCTGACCGGCGAAGCGGAGATTTGATAAATCATAATCAGCGGCAATAAACAGGAAAAAGGGCTTCCGCGTGAAGCCCTTTTCTCATGCCAAATTTCCAGCTGAGGAGGCGGGTCTTTGCGCAAACTGAAAAAGTACAGGCCAACCTCCTTCATGTCTAAGGGTGCATTCTACGACAAGGGCGCCGCCGATTACGCCGTATCCTTTATCGAGGCCCTCTCTCACACCAAAGGCGCCTGGGCGGGGAAGCCCTTTGAGCTGATCGACTGGCAGGAGCAGATTGTCCGCGACGTTTTCGGCATCCTCAAGCCCAACGGCTGCAGGCAGTTCAACACAGCGTACGTGGAGATCCCCAAAAAACAAGGCAAGTCTGAGTTGGCGGCGGCAATAGCGCTCTTGCTTACCTGTGGCGACAATGAGGAACGCGCCGAGGTATACGGCTGCGCCGCTGACCGCCAGCAGGCCTCCATTGTGTTCGAGGTGGCCGCAGATATGGTCCGGATGTGCCCGGCGCTCTCCCGGCGAGTGAAGCTTTTGGCTTCCACCAAGCGGCTGATATATCTGCCGACCAACAGCTTCTACCAGGTACTGAGCGCGGAGGCCTACTCAAAGCACGGTTTTAACATCCACGGCGTGGTATTCGACGAGCTGCACACCCAGCCAAACCGCAAGCTCTTTGACGTAATGACCAAAGGCTCCGGCGACGCAAGGCGGCAACCGCTCTACTTCCTCATCACCACGGCGGGAACGGACAACCAGAGCATCTGCTACGAGACGCACCAAAAGGCGAAGGATATCCTCGAAGGCAGGAAGCGCGACCCCACCTTCTATCCCGTGATCTACGGGGCGAAGGAAGAGGACGACTGGACCGACCCCAAGGTGTGGAAGAAAGTGAACCCAAGTTTAGGCATTACGGTTGGCATCGACAAGGTTAAGGCCGCCTGTGAAAGCGCCAAGCAAAACCCCGCCGAGGAGAACAGCTTCCGGCAGCTTCGGCTCAACCAGTGGGTCAAGCAGGCCGTCCGCTGGATGCCCATGGCGAAGTGGGACGCCTGCGCCTTCCCGGTCGATGCGGCGAGCCTTGAGGGGCGGGTCTGCTACGGTGGGCTTGACCTCTCCTCCACTACCGACATTACCGCCTTTGTCCTGGTGTTCCCGCCGAAAGATGAGGACGACAAATACAGCGTCCTGCCTTTCTTTTGGATGCCGGAGAACAATATCAGCCTAAGGGTACGGCGCGACCACGTGCAGTACGACCTTTGGGAGAAACAGGGGCATCTCCTCACCACCGAGGGGAACGTTGTACATTACGGCTTCATTGAGCGGTTCATTGAAAACTTAGGCGAAAAGTACAACATCCGCGAAATCGCCTTTGACCGCTGGGGCGCGGTGCAGATGGTGCAGAACCTTGAGGGTTCAGGATTTACCGTCGTTCCCTTCGGGCAGGGGTTTAAGGATATGTCGCCGCCCACCAAGGAACTGATGAAGCTGACCTTGGAGGAAAGAATCGCCCACGGCGGCCATCCCGTCCTGCGCTGGATGATGGACAATATCTTCATTCGCACTGACCCAGCCGGCAACATCAAGCCGGACAAGGAAAAGAGCACCGAAAGGATCGACGGTGCGGTGGCGACGATTATGGCGCTGGACCGGGCCCTGCGCTGCGGCTCCGGCGATGGCGGCGCTTCAGTCTATGATGAGAGGGGGTTATTGATCCTATGAGCATATTTTCCCGGTTGTTCCGCACGCGGGATAGGCCACAAAACCGCGTAGGCAGCGGGTTCTCCTTCCTGTTCGGCGGCACGGCGTCAGGCAAGACGGTCAACGAGCGGACGGCCATGCAGGCCACGGCAGTGTATGCCTGCGTGCGCATACTGGCCGAAGCCATCGCCGGGCTGCCGCTGCGCATATACCGCTACAAAGCCGATGGCGGCAAAGAAAAAGCTTTGGGCCACAAGCTGTACTACCTCCTCCATAACGAACCAAACCCGGAGATGACATCATTTGTGTTCAGGGAAACACTGATGAGTCATCTTCTGCTTTGGGGCAACGCCTACGCCCAGATCATCCGGGACGGGCGCGGCCAGGTGCTGGCCCTCTACCCCCTTCTGCCGAACAAGATGGATGTGGCAAGAAGCGCAAACGGCGAACTGACCTATACCTACCGCCGCGATGCCGAGGAAAGCCGGATCAGCCCCGACAGCAAAACGCTGACGCTGCGCCGGGACGAGGTCTTGCATATCCCTGGCCTTGGCTTTGACGGACTGATCGGCTACTCGCCCATTGCCATTGCCAAGAACGCTATCGGCATGGCCATGGCGACGGAGGAGTACGGCGCGTCCTTTTTCGCCAACGGAGCCAATCCGGGCGGCGTACTGGAGCATCCGGGCGTGGTCAAGGACCCCAAAAGGGTACGGGAAAGCTGGAATGCGGTCTATCAGGGCAGCGGCAACGCCCAGCGCATCGCGGTGCTGGAAGAGGGCATGAAGTTTCAGGCTATCGGCATCCCGCCGGAACAGGCGCAGTTTCTGGAAACAAGGAAATTTCAAATCAACGAGATTGCCCGCATTTTCAGAGTGCCGCCCCACATGGTCGGCGATCTTGAGAAGTCCAGCTTTTCCAACATCGAGCAGCAGTCGCTGGAATTCGTCAAGTACACCCTCGATCCGTGGGTGGTGCGCTGGGAGCAGGCTTTGCAGCAGTCCCTTCTCCTTCCTTCGGAAAAGCCCCGCTACTTTGTGCGCTTTAATGTGGACGGGCTGCTGCGGGGCTCATACAAAGAAAGAATGGATGGCTATTCTACAGGTATTCAAAACGGCTTTTTCTCTCCAAACGATGTGCGCCAACTTGAAGATCTGAACCTAATCCCTGATGAGGATGGCGGGAATGTCTATGTTTTAAACGGTAATATGGTCAAGCTTAAGGACGTGGGTGCGGCTTACCAAAACCAAGCGAAGGAGGTCAGTACATGAGGAAATTCTGGAACTGGGTGCGCAATTCTGATGATGAACGCACCCTTTATCTTAACGGCCCCATCGCCGAAGAATCCTGGTGGGGCGATGAGGTGACGCCCAAGCTGTTTAAAGGCGAGCTGTTGGCAGGTTCGGGCAACATCACGGTATGGATTAACTCACCCGGCGGTGATGTGTTCGCGGCGGCACAAATTTACAACATGCTAATGGACTATGCCGGGCAGGTAACAGTCAAGATTGACGGCCTGGCCGCCAGCGCCGCCTCGGTCGTCGCCATGGCCGGCGGCGAGGTATATATGTCACCGGTGAGTATGCTTATGATCCACAATCCCAGCACCATCGCCATCGGCGACAGCGAGGAGATGCTGCGCGCCAAGGCGCTCTTGGATGAGGTCAAGGAGAGCATCATCAACGCATACGAGCTGAAATCCGGCCTGTCGAGAGTGAAGCTCTCCCATCTCATGGATGCGGAAACCTGGATGAACGCCAAGAAGGCTGTAGAACTCGGCTTTGCGGACAAAATCCTGTTCACATCCGGCGAGGAACCGCAAGAACCAGGCGAAGGCCTCATTTTCAGCCGCATGGCGGTCGCCAACTCCCTGCTTGGGAAAATCCCCAAGGCCAAGCCGAAAACGGGTACCCCGATAGAGTCGCTGGATAAGCGGCTCTCATTAATTTTCCACTAAATTTTAAGGAGGAAACAAGAATGAGCAAAATCCTGGAACTGCGCGAAAAGCGCGCCAAGGCATGGGAAGCCGCCAAGGCATACCTTGACAGCAAGCGGGGCGGAGACGGGCTTTTGTCCGCCGAGGACACCGCTTCCTATGAAAAGATGGAGGGCGACGTGGTGGCGCTGGGCAGGGAGATCGAGCGGCTGGAGCGCCAGGCCGCCCTTGACGCGGAGCTTTCCCTACCGATCAACGCCCCCATCACCAACAAGCCGTCTGTCCACGGCGAGGCCAAGACCGGCCGGGCTGCCGCCGAGTATAAGCGGGCCTTTTGGAACGCCATGCGCGGCAAACGCACCGCCGATATCCAAAACGCGCTGCAAGTCGGCGAGGATACCGAAGGCGGCTACCTGGTGCCCGACGAGTTTGAGCGCACTCTGGTAAAATCCCTTGAGGAAGAAAACATTTTCCGCCAGCTGGCCAATGTCATTACCACCTCCAGCGGCGACCGCAAGATCCCTGTGGTGGCAAGCAAGGGCACCGCCTCCTGGGTGGATGAGGAAGGACAGATCCCCGAAAGCGACGACAGCTTCGGGCAGGTGTCCATCGGCGCTTTCAAGCTGGCCACCATGATTAAGGTCAGCGAGGAGCTCCTAAACGACAGCGTCTTCAATCTGGAGAACTACATCGCCAGGGAGTTCGCCCGCCGTATCGGCGCCAAGGAAGAGGAAGCTTTCTTTGTGGGCGACGGCCTTGGCAAACCCACCGGCATCCTTGCCGCCACAGGCGGCGGACAGGTTGGCGTGACAACAGCCGCCCCGGCAGCGATTACGCTGGACGAAATACTGGACTTGTTCTACAACCTCAAGTCCCCCTACCGCAAAAAAGCGGTCTTTGTCATGAACGACGCCACGGTCAAGGCCATCCGCAAGCTCAAAGACAGCACCGGCCAATACCTCTGGCAGCCGTCCATCAAGGAGGCGACGCCTGACACCATCCTCAACCGTCCCTTGTACACCTCGGCCTATGTGCCGGTAATCGAGGCGGGGGCCAAAACGGTGGTGTTCGGCGATTTCGGCTATTACTGGGTGGCTGACCGTCAGGGCCGGGTGTTTAAGCGGCTAAGCGAACTGTTCGCCCCCACGGGCCAGGTAGGCTTCATCGCCACCCAGCGGGTGGACGGCAAGCTGGTGCTGCCGGAGGCCATCAAGGTATTGCAGCAAAAGGCGTAGTTTTATCTTATGGCAGGCAGTCCTAAACGGCCGCCTGCCCAGTTCTGGAAGGGGGCGGGCACGGTGGTGGTCACACTGGAAGATACAAAAGCGTGGATTAGAGTTGATGGCGAGGCGGAGGACGCGCTTATCGAAAACCTGATTGAAGCGGCGGAGGATCTGGTGGAAGGCGTCCTGCGCTTCCCTTTGAGCGAGTTTGCGCAAAGCGTGCCCGAGCCGGTCAAGCACGCTGTCTATTTTGCCGTGGCCAAACTTTTTGAGGAGCGAAACGAGCTTGATAGCGACGAGCTGATCAAGGTGCTTAAAGCCCTGCTCTTTTCCTACCGAAAGGCGGAGTGGTGATGAAGATCGGGAAACTGCGGCACCGGGTCAAGATTCAGGCATATACCGCCGGCAGAGACAGCTTTGGCGCGGAGGAACATGTATGGATGGATGTGGCCACGGTCTGGGCCAGCGTCACACCCGTTTCCGGCAAAGAGTATTTCGCTTCCGCCCAGACCAACACGGAGGTCTCGACAAAGATCACCATGCGCTATAAAAGCGGAATTACGCCGAAAATGCGTGTCGTCTTGGGCGCGCGTATTTTTGAGATTATCTCCGCCCTTAACTTTGAGGAGCGCAGCGTCGAGCTTAATCTCATGTGCAAGGAGAGTGTCCCGGATGGCTAAGCGGGTACGGGTAAAAAAGCTCAAAGCCCATATCGAGGGCCTGGACGAGGTGATTATGCTCGTGGATCAGCTGGGAGACGCGGCGGCGGAGGCGCTCGACAAAGCCTCGACGGCCGGGGCCGAAATTGTGCTGGCGGCGGCCAAGCAAAAAGCGCCGGTGGATACCGGACTCTTGCGGGACAGCTTAACGCTCAAGAAAAGCAAAGTACGCAAGCCCAATATCAAAAGCGAGCATGTGGTGACCAGGGGAAAAGGAGCGGCGCATTTCGCCCCGGTGGAACTGGGGACATCCAAAATGAAGGCCCAGCCCTTTCTCCGCCCGGCCATTGACGAAAACAAAAAGAGCGTCGCCAAGGTGGTAACCGACGAGCTTTTAAAGGGCATCGGGAGGGTGACATGATGAGACTGGAAGAAGCTGTCAGCGGCTATCTGCAGCCAAAACTAAATAACGCCCTCTACCCTTTCCTCTTGCCGCAAAAATACGCCCTTCCGGCTGTGGCCTACTTCCCCGTCTCGGTGGAGCGGCTGCACAGCCTGACAGCGGATACCGGCTTTGTGAAGCAGCGGCTGCAGTTTAGCTCGTTTGCCAAGTCATATAAACAAGCGGCGGAAACGGCCAAGACCATCCAAAGGGCGCTGCAAAACTTCTCCGGGGAGATGAACGGCCTGACCATCGGCTCTGTCCTGCTCCTGGATGAAGTGTCCGACTATGAAGCGGATACGGGGCTTTATGCCGTATCCCTGGAATTTGAATTTCAGTTTGAGGAGGGATAAACCATGGCCATAGCAGGTAAAAGCGGCAAACTGGGGCTTGGTGCAAGCGCCGTTATGGATATAAGCAGCTGGTCTTTGGAACTGGGGGCGGATACGCTTGACGTAACAGCCCTCGGCGACGACTGGAAGAAATTCATCGCCGGCCTGAAAGAATGGTCGGCATCGGCCGAAGGCTTCTATTCGGTGCACACTGATGCAACCGGACAAAAGGCACTGCAGGATGCTTACTTAAACAGCACGGAAGTGTCGCTCAAACTCTTTGTCAATGCCACAAACTATTATTCCGGGAGCGCCTATATTTCAGGAATGTCCGTAGAAGACCCGGTGGATGATACAGTGAGCATTTCCTTTGAGTTTCAAGGCACCGGTGCTCTTTCTTACAACTAAGGCGGTGATGGATTATGGCTATTTCGGGCAAGGTTGGCGCAGTGTTTCTCCAAACAGAAGATGAACCGGCCGTATTTGTTAAAGAAACAACCGTGGGGAATGCAGAAAGAACGATATACACAATTGAAAACGACGCATGCAGATATTTGGACAAACACTCCCCTATTTCTGTGTTTGTTAACGACATCGCAGCAAACACCGGATATTTGGTGGAGCATCTCGGCGGGGTCGTGAGGTTTACATCTGCGCTGGACGAAGAAGATGAAGTGACGGTCAGCGGCAAAAGCATCAAGGTGGACCAGGCTGGCGGCTTCTTCAACTGGAGCGCCGAGCTCGCGGCGGACACGGCGGATGTAACCACCTTTGCGAGCGAAGGCTGGAAGGAGCACCTGCCCGCCGTGAAAGGGTTTACGGCCTCTGCGGAGAGCTACTGGGCGGACGGGCGCCTGTCAGAAAGGGCCGGCCGGGAAATCATCGTGGCCTTGTACTTGGATACAGGGTCCAGCAAAAAACGCTATGAGGGCTACGCGCTCATCGCAGGCGACAGCATTGAATTATCCGTTGACGATGTGGTAAGCGAGAGCATAGAGTTTGAGGGCAGCGGCAATCTCTATTACAGGGAGGACTAACGGCATGAAACAAGGTGTCACCATAGAACTGGATAAACCGAGGACGTTTCGTTACGGCATGAACGCGCTGATTAAAATCGAGGAGCTGACGGGCAAGAACCTGACAAAGCTTGACCTCGACAACATCTCTGTCAAAGACCTGCGGACGATTGTCTACGCCGGTCTTTTTCATGAGGACAAAGACCTGACCCCGGAAAAGTGCGCAGACTTGATTGACGAGTACAGCGACATCACCACGGTGGCCGGGAAACTGGGCGAAGCGATGACGCTGGCCTTCGGCGCGCAGCCGGGAAACCCTCAGGCGGTGGAGACAGCCAGGAAATAGGCATTGCTGAGCTGTTCTTTGCCGCCGTAAAGAGACTAAAAATGCATCCGGCCCAAGTCTGGGAGCTGACCCCCTTTGAGCTGGGCCTCCTCTTTGAAGGCTATGCGGAAGAAAAAGAGGAGCGGATTCAAGAGCTGATTTACCTTGCCTGGCACATCGAAGCCTTCGCCAGGCAGAAGCGGCTGCCCAGCCTGAAGAAAATGCTCAAAGACAGCAGAAGAAAAAAGACCGCGCCAAGCCGCCTCTCCACGGAGCAGCTGATGAAAATCGCGCGGAGCAAGGGGCTTAAAGTCCCGGCGAAATGGAGGTGATGGGATGGCGGTACTGCGCAATGTGGTCGTTAAAATCGGCGCGGATATCTCCGAGCTGCAAAAAAGCTTAAACGAGGCCTCAAAAACCCTGGATAAGGCGGGCGAAACGCTCACCTCCATCGGCGGGACGCTCACAACAGGGCTGACTCTTCCCATCGCGGCTGCGACGGCAGGAATCTTAAAGCTGGGAACGGATTTTGACGACGCTTTTGATAAGATTCGCGTCGGCACCGGCGCTACCGGCGAAGCCCTGGCAGGCTTGCAGGACGATTTCCGGGCGGTCTACTCCACTGTTCCCGCGGGGATGGCCGAGGTGAGCAGCGCCATCGCCGATCTCAACACCAGGACGGGCCTGGCCGGGAAACCGCTGCGGGAGCTGTCCACCCAGATGCTGAACCTCTCACGCATTACCGGCGAGGAGCTCTCCGGCATGATCGCTAACTCCTCCCGCCTGTTCGGCGACTGGAGCATAGCGGCGGACGATACCGCAGGCACCATGGACTATCTTTTCAAGGTATCCCAAAGCACCGGCATCGGCTTTAACGATCTAAACGCCAAGCTGGTACAGTTCGGCGCGCCCCTGCGGCAGATGGGCTTTGACCTCGAAACTTCCGCGGCTATGCTCGGTAAATTTGAAAAAGAAGGGGTCAACACCGAGCTTGTCCTGGGCGGCCTGCGCATCGCGCTGGGTAAAATGGCCAAAGCGGGCATTACCGACACCAAGGCGGCTCTGGAAGAAGTCACAAAAAGGATCAAGGAAGCAGGCTCGACCGGCGAGGCCAACGCCATCGCCCTGGAGATGTTCGGCGCCCGCATCGGCCCGGATATGGCGGCCGCCATCCGGGAAGGCAGGTTTGAGCTCTCAGAGCTGGTAACAACCTTAAAAGCGAGCGGGGAAACGATTAACGGCGCGGCCTTTGAGACGATGGATTTCGCGGAGCAGCTTGCCGTGATGCGGAACAAGGCGGCTGTAGCTCTTGAGCCACTGGGAACTTCCCTGATGCAGGCCGTCAACTCCGCCATGCCCGCCATTGAAGGGCTGATCGGCAGGCTCAGCGCGTTGGTGGAGTGGTTTGCCAACCTGAGCGGCGGCTCGCAAAAGCTGATCCTCTCATTTCTCGCCATCGCCGCCGCCATCGGACCGGTGCTGACGCTGGTGGGCACGCTCACCAGCGGCGTCAGCTCCGCGATCAAGGCAGTAAAATGGCTGGCCGACGCCAAGAATCTGGCCGCGCTTAAGACCCATGCCCTGACCGCGGCGCAAAAAGTAGCGGCGGTGGCGCAAAAGGTCCTGAACGCGGTGATGGCAGCCAATCCCATCGGGCTTATGATTGTGGCCATAGCGGCGCTGGTCGCCATCATTATCCATCTGTGGAAGACCAACGAGGGTTTCAGGAGCGCGGTGATGGCTATATGGGACGGTATTAAGACCGCGGCCGCGAATATGGCCGCCGGGATTAAAAGCGCCTTTGACAACATCAGAAACTGGATCAGCGGCCTTGTGGCAAGCGGTGTGCGCTTGGCTGAGAACCTGGCAGGGGGCATCACCAGGGCGCTGAGCGCCTTGACGGGCAATATCCGCAATGCCCTGAACCAGGCGCTCTCAATCATTACAGGCCTTGGGCAAAGCTTTTTTAACGCCGGGCGCAACCTGATCGCCAGTATCGCGAGCGGCATCACCAGCGCTGCCGCCAGAGTCGCCGACAGCGTCAAAAGCGTCGTGGCCAGGGTCAGGTCTTTCCTGCCCTTTTCCCCAGCCAAGGAGGGCCCGCTAAAGGACTTGGACAAGTTGGACTTCAGCGGCCCGTTGATAGAGAGCATCAAAAAAGCTATCCCCAAGGCGGAGCGGATGCTTGGCAGCCTGCTGGAATTAAGCCTTCCCGCGTTGACATTGCCGCCGGAGCCACAGGGGCAGCCGGCGGTGGCGGGAGCATACGGCCAAAGCGGCCCGCTGGTGGTGGTGGAAAACATTAGCGTGCGCTCGGGAACAGACATTGAGGAGATCAGCCGCAGGCTGTACCGCTATATCGAAGCGGCTAACCGGGGAAGGGGGAGATTGTAATGGGAGACTTCTCGTTTGCCGGGGAACACTGCGGCAGTTACTCCGTTTATCTCCTGCGCTCCCCTCTCTCCCTTTTCCCGGGGGTGCGGGAGAAGGTGATCGTCATGCCGGGCAGGCATGGCGTCATCAGGATGCCGCCTGACTTTGAAACGCGTGTGCTCAGCTTAGACTGCTGGCTTAAAATCGCGTCATATGACAAGCTCTATCAGCAGCTGGACCGGCTGCGCTCCTGGCTGAACCCGATGCGGGGCGCGCAGCGGCTGGTCTTTGACGACTCGCCGGACAGGTACTATCTGGCCACCTGGACAGATTCAGATCTGCAGATGCAGGCGACGGCAAGCCAGGGGCTATTTACGCTGCGGATGGCCTGCGACGATCCTTTTGCCTACGACCTCGCGCCGGACGAGCTGCTCATAACGACAAGCCCATACACCCACTACCAGCGAGGGACGGCGCCGTCAGACCCTCTCTTTTTGCTGCAGGGAATATCGGGCGGCGGCAGCCAGTTTCTGACGGTCAGAGTCAATGATGAGCAGTTCACCTACCGGGGAGCGCTCTCCGCAGGGGAGCGGCTGGAAGTCGATTGCCGGCAAAAGACGGCCGTTCTCGTGCGGGGACAGTCCAGGGAAAAAGCTTTGCACCTGCTGGAGCGGCCAAGCTTTCCCCAGCTGACGCCGGGGACTAACACTATTCAAGTGGTTGCGGCAGGGGGCGCGTCCTGGTCAAGGTTGGAGATAAACTGCCGCAACCGCTGGCTGTAAAGGAGGGATACCGTGGCTAAAACGCCATTTAAAGGAGTAACAAGCAGAGAGATCTACGGAGCGGACATATCCGGGCTGCAGGACGCGGTCAACAAACTGGAAACAGTGCTGGAGATGGACGTGGCCAGCATAGAAAGCCATACGCTTTTCCCCGTGGAAGACCAGCCGGAGGAAACCCTGCACCGGCGGATTTATGAGGGGGATATCCGCAACTGGCTGGAAAGCCCCGTGCCTGTGGTCAGGCGCAACGGCGCAATCGTTCCCGCGGGGGAATATGTCCTGTATGCGGCGCAGGGCATGGTCGTCTTCCATGAACAGCAACCTCCCGGCATAACAGTCACGGCGGATTTTTCTTATGTGCGCGACAGCTCGCCCTTTAGCGGTCACGTGGGTGCGGGCGGCACAGCCCACGTTGCCGCGACGGCTGAGGCGGCCGGGTTTTTGACGGCGGGCGACAAGCTGCGGCTGAACGCACTGGACTTTCTCCGTTACCGGCGGCTCGGTCTATACCATGCCGGTATCACCGCCGCCGGTATGGCCCCCTTAACCACTTCGGCCAACAACATTGATCTTTTGCCGTTTTATGTGCCGGTCGCCCAGTCTTTTGACCGCGTCGCCGTCAATGTCACTACCGCCGCCGCGGGAAGCGCACGGCTTGGGGTATACGCCGACAGCGGCGCAATCTATCCGGGCGCGCTGATCCTTGACGCCGGGGTAGTGACCACGGGGACGACGGGCATCAGGTGGCTGGAGGCGAATTTATCGTTTCTGCCCGGCCTTTATTGGCTGGCACGCCTGCAGGACGCCGCGCCAAGCTTGCAGGGCCTTGCCAGCACGGGTATGCTGGCGCTGGGCAGCGAGGATTTAGGGGCGGCCTGGATTACCGGCTACCGCTTGGCTAGGCCCTACGCTGACGGCTTACCCACCGCCTTTCCATTAGGCGCTGTACAGATCACCGGGGCTAGGCCGGCTGTTTTCCTAAGGAGGGCGTAACAGTGTATAACACCGGCAGACGGTATAACACCGGCCATCTTTACAATCGAATCCTTCTCCCCTGGCATCCGGTCTCTTGGTATGACCGGCTGGGCTTCGCCGTGCCTGTCGTCGTCAACAAGCAGATGGAGCCGGTCGCCCTCCTGCACGACGCCTATGAGATCATCGTGCACCAGACCCTAGGCAGCGAAGACCGGCTGGAGTTCAAGCTGCCTGTAAAGCCCGGCGCGGAAGCTTTGGAAACGGGGACGACACTTGACCTGGCGGGGAGCGTTTACCGGGTGATGGTCCTTGCCAACGAGGAGGATGATGCGGGGGCAAGGTACTGGCAGGTTGAAGCTTGGGCGCTGTGGTACGATTTACTGAAAGCTCCGGATGCGCCCGCGCGGGAATGGGAAAATGCCGTAGCGGCGGAGGTGCTCAGCCTTCTATTATCAGGTACGGGCTGGCAGGCGGGGGACTCTCCTGCATCCTCCATTCGGCCCTTCGTTTTCCGGGGCGGCTGCAACCGCCTGGAAGCGCTGCGGGAGATGGAGCGCATCTTTCAAGTGGAGTTGGATTTTCAGACGAAACAAAAGACGGTGTCTCTCCGGGACGCCGCGGGAGAAGAACGCAACGTTTTCTTTTTGCGGGGGAAAAACCTGCGCCGAGCGCAAGAGGAAAGAAATGCCATCGAACAGGTGACCAGGGTCTATCCCCGGGGCAGGGGCGGCTTGACTATCGCCACGGTGAATAACGGCGTCCCCTATCTGGATGTGGAGAGCGGCTACGATCCACCTCCCTCCGCTGTTTTGGCCGCCGAGGAATTCACCGACCCCAACCAGCTGAAAGAATATGCCCAGGCGTATCTTTTAGCCTTAAGCCAGGCGCAGGTAAGCTATGAGTGCGGCATTGTCGACCTCTCCGCCCTGGCGGGTTATGAGGGGGAAAAGGTAAGCCTGGGGGACGTGGTGACGGTTTACGATGAGGATTCCGGCATCTATGTCAAGACAAGGGTCATGCGCATGCGCTATTTTGTGGAGGAGCCTTGGCGGAGTGAAATCGAGCTGGCGGCTGTCCGCAAAGACCTCTCGGAGACGCTCAGCCAGGTTAAGCATTCCGTGGCTTTGTTTGATACGGCGGATATGGTGGACAAAAAAGATATCGAGCAGCTCTCTGTCTTTAACCTGCTCTTAAATTCCAGGGCGGAGAGCGGTACCGCTTACTGGATAAACGACGGCTGGACGGTGGACGGCACGCAAGGCTATTCGGGCGGTGCGTCTTTTAAAGCTGTGGGCGCGCTGGGCGTATCCAAGACACTGACGCAAACTGTGCATCCCGCCCACCGGGACAGCTATGTGTTAAGCTTGCGGGCGGCCCTGGAGAATATTCAGCTGGGGCCAAACGGCAAGGTCGGGGTTGAAATAGTCATCCATTACGAGGACGGGAGCAGCGAAACACAGTTTGTTTCCCTGGTCCTGGGGTAAGGAGCAAACGCTATGGCATTTTTTGAGTCTTATCTAAAGTCTATGTCCCCAACCAAAAAGGTTGAGAGAATCGAAGTGCGCCTTTGCCTGGAGGATGCCAGCGGCCAGGTCAATGTCGCCGACATCGTGCTGCAGGGCGGCAGGCTGGCTACGCTGTGGAACGGCCACCCCGCGGAGCTTCGCTTCTCCTTTGAGTAGGTGAGGAAAATGAAACGTTACTTGTTTCTTTTTGCGCCGGAAGAAGGAAAGCGGGTGGCAAGTATCCGGGCCCAAGCGGTAATGTCTGATGCCGCCGGCTCTTTTTTGTTTACGGACGTGATGCTCCAAGAAGGAAAGCGTTTAACCGGCTACTCCCAAAACAGCAAGGAGATGCTGCAAAAACTGCGGGAAAACGCCAGCCCGGCTCAGCCAAAACACTACAACGCCGTGGTGCGGGGCGCTAAAACCTTGATTGTTCCCAACCGCGGCGCCTACTGGGCGGTGGAGCCGGGGGCGGTAATTGTGCCCACGGCCCTGGACTTTCGCCTAAGGGCAAAGGAAAACTTAAACAAAGGCATCGCCTTGGGCCAAGACCGGCTGACAAGGCTTTTTTATTTTCCGCAAGTCTTGGCGAGCAACCAGGAGTTAGAGCTTATCGGCACTGAGCGGCAAGTACTGCAAAACGGCAGTCCCGTTCAGTTTAGAGGCCGGTTCCTCTATGCCGCTTGGGGGAATCCCCGCTTCCCGGTTGCTCTCCTGGGGCTGGACGAGGGACAGGCTGCTTTGCGGCCGGAGCCTTCGGCCAGGGTGCTCGTCGAGCTGCAGGAATGGCAGCTGGCGGAAGGGGGGAAACGGATATGAGCATAAGACAAGCAGGCCGGGAGTTTATGACCTGGTCTTTCTTAAAGACCGTCCGGGCCAGGCAGGAGTGGCTGGATTACGGCGACAGGCTGACCCATATGGGGCTGTTTGACTTTCTGGTGCCCGACAACACCGGGCGGATTACCGGCACCATCCCCGCCGCAGATTTAGCCCGGGTAGCACGCTGGCCACACATCATCAATCTGCTGACGGTCAGAAACGACGGGATACTGTCCAGATTCAGGGCCATCGTGGAGAACACCAATGGGGCGCAGGACATGTTTATCAGCGAGCTGCACCGCATTCTGGATATGTACCCTTTCGCCGCCGGGGTGGATATCGACCTGGAAAAAGGGCCGAACGACAACCAGGACGGCGTGGTGGCCCTGGCGAAGCGCATCTACGAAAGCATCAAGAGCCGCCCGTCCCAGCGCTATGTGCATTGGGACTTGCCTCCCATGACCGGGGACGGCGCTCCGTCCTGGGAACGCTGGTGCGATTACCGCCGGATGGAGCCTTACTTTGATACCTGTGTGATCATGAGCTATGCCTTTGCCTGGGCGGGCAGCGCTCCCGGACCCATCAGCCCGGTGTGGTGGATGGAAGAAATCTATGACTACGCAGTAACGCGAATACCGAAAAAGAAAATCTTTCTCGGCATCCCCGGCTTCGGCTTCAACTGGCGTATTGACCGCAGGCCGACGGGCTACCGGGGCAGCGGCGGCACCTTCCTCGCCTGGCTTGGCTGGCAGCAGGGGGATTTTACATTTCATGAGCTGCAGCCACGCCTCCCCTTTGTCGGGTTTCTGGATGAGGACAGCCAAAGCCCATACCTTCTCCTGCACATCTACGATTACCAGGAAGGGATGGACGCGACGCAGGCTACAAGCCCCATTTTCAAGGTTTCCGGCCAGGCGGGCCGAGTCAGGCGCAACTACATGGTCGCCTATGAAAAAGAGCCGCGCTATGAGTTTACCGGGCAGGTTGCGGACAGGACAGGCAGCGGCTTTGACGAGGTTTCCGGCGCTATGACGGTAGGCAGCGGCTGGATTTCCCCCAGGGCGCCCCAGCTTCTCCCCGTCCCGCCGGGTTCGCCTCCCGGGACTCAACCTTTACCGGAAGAAGAGGGCTTAGCCCTTTTTTCTTTTTCCGTCCCCCAGTCGGGGGAATATGACCTGGCGGCAAGGGTGAATTGCCCCTGGTGGAACCGTCAGGTTTTGCAGCTGCGCCTAAACGGGACACCGGTACAAATCGGGCCGTTTCCCGACTGGTATCCCCTCCATCGCCGCACCCACTGGCTAAAAGTCGGGCGGTTTCATCTAGACGCCGGAAGCCACACCTTAGAGGTACACGGAGCGGGCAGTCAGTACGGTACCCAGTTCTGGGGCTTTAGGGTCTGCTCGCAGTTCAGCTTCAGCATGACCGGCGGCGAGGCAACTTTCAATCTCACGCCAAGGAGACTAAAAGACGTAAACGGTACCCTCGTGCTGCCGGAGCGGTTTATCCTTACCCCTGAGGTGCTGCGAAGCGCCCCGGAGCACGCCTGGGTCTGGTATGACGACTTTAGGGACAACACGCTGGCTTTCTACAACCGCAGCGGCGGGGCCTGGAGCATGGATACAGATCCGGCAAGGCGGGTGTTAATCCAGTCAGACCAGGCAAGCGCAGACGCTCAGGCGCACCTCTCTTATTACGGGTTTGGCGACCTGAACATCAGGGCCAGGCTGCGCATGACGGCGGGAAGCGGCACAATGGGCGTGGTTTTCAAAGCTCAGAGAGCAAATGATCTATTTCTGTTCCTGCTGCGGCGCGGCACGCAGACGGCGGAACTTTGGCAAAGGACTGGTGGGACATGGACAAGGCTGCAGCCGGACGTGGCACAAAGTGTGAGATTAAACACGTGGTACACGCTGCGGGTAAGAACACGCGGGAGTGAGTTGCACTGCTGGGTGGGTACCACGCGGGTCTTTGCCCTGTCTGCGTCCCTGCCGACCCTGGGCGGCTTTGGGTTGCGTACCAGCGGCGCGACCTGTGAGTGCGGCCTGCTGGATGCGGGAGACACCTATACTTTTGTGCCGCAGGAGGCCATAGATGTGACGCTGCCGGGCGGCCATAACCAGACACTGGGGCGTATCCCGCGTACCGGCGTGACATGGCTTGAACACTGGGACTATTTCCGCTTTGAAGGCCCCGGGGAAGAATCGGCAACCAGGCAGGAAAGCATCTCCACAGATTTTGACTATCTGCACACCGACTCTTTCGCGGCTTTTGACAGCGACACGGCTGTTGCCTTCCGGCTGCGCGACCGGGGGCTGTGGCTTACGCAACTTTTCCTAGGAGACGCAAGAGGGTTCTCCATCGCCCATTACTCCGATGCCGAGCATTTCGACATGCTGGCCAACCTCGCAAAGCACAGATGGAGGTTAAAAGGAGTCGGGTTGTGGGCGCTCGGGCATCAGGACCCGCTCATATTTCGATTGCGTTCAGGAGTCATTTAGGCGCACTTGCGAAGATTAACCCCGGACACGGGGAAAGGGGGCAACTTTCAATGAAAGTATTCTGGAACTGGGTACAGGCGGCATTCGCCGCTATTGGCGGCTTTCTCGGCTGGTTCCTCGGCGGTCTGGACGGGTTTCTCTACGCCCTGATCGCCTTTGTGGTTATCGACTATCTGACCGGCGTCATGTGTGCAATTGCCGACAAAAAGCTCTCCAGTGAAATCGGCGCGAAGGGCATCTTCAAAAAGGTACTCATCTTTGTGCTGGTGGGTGTAGGGCATATCGTTGACAGTCAGGTGATTGGCGACGGCGGCGCGATCCGGACGGCGATAATTTTCTTTTATTTGAGCAATGAAGGCATATCCATCTTGGAGAACGCCGCGCGTGTGGGGCTGCCTATCCCGGAGAAGCTCAAGATGATGTTGGCGCAGATGGGCTCCCGCGATGGCGAGGGGGTAAACAAATGAACCTTCGTGCGTTGATTCTCACAAACAACGCCTGCTTCAAAGCAGGCAGAACGATTACGCCAAGAGGAATCATGGTGCATTCCACCGGGGCGAATAACCCGTGGCTGCGGCGCTACGTCGGCCCCGACGACGGGCTGTTGGGCAGAAACCGGCACAATAACCACTGGAATCAGGACAGGCCGGAGGGCAGGCAGGTCTGCGTCCATGCCTTTATCGGGAGGCTTGCCGATGGCTCAATTGCCACTTACCAGACCCTGCCGTGGAACCATCGCGGCTGGCACTGCGGCAGAGGCGTGAGAGGTTCCGGCAACGACACGCACATCTCATTTGAGATTTGCGAGGATGGTCTAACCGACAAATCATATTTTAATGCGGTCTATAAGGAAGCCGCTGAACTGTGCGCTTTCCTCTGCAAGGAGTATACCCTTGACCCAATGGCTGACGGCATTATCATCGGGCATTATGAAGGGCATAGGCGCGGCATCGCTTCCAACCACGCAGACCCCGGTCACTGGTTTCCAAGGCACGGGAAGTCGATGGACACCTTCCGCGCCGAGGTCAAGCGGCTGCTCACATCGGGCGAAACACCGAAGCCACCCGCTCCCGCGCCTGCACCTACCAAGCCAAAAAGGATTTACCGCGTTCAGGTCGGGGCGTTCAGCTCCAAGGCAAATGCCGACGCAATGCTCGCCAAGGTAAAGGCGGCGGGGTTTGTCGACGCTTTCATCAAAACCGAATAATTCGCACGTTCCGGTTGCCAACTGCCCCCTCGCTGTCCTGTGGATGGTGAGGGGTTTTTCCTTTTCCCCTCCGAATGGAGGCAACCGTATGACCAACATGCAAAAACAACGAATCGCATATTTGCGCGGCAAAGGCGACAGCTACGCCGCTATCGCCGACGTGCTCGGCATATCTGAAAACACCGTCAAGTCGTACTGCCGCCGGAACAATATCGGCATCGGTGTGAAAGCCGAACAAGCCACCACTGTGGACGCTTGCGAGGGCTGCGGCCATCCCCTTGAACATACGCCGGGGGCGAAGCGGAAACGCTTCTGCTCTGACAAATGCCGTATGATGTGGTGGAAAGCTCACCCAGAAGCCGTAAACCGCAAGGCAGTTTACCGTTTCGCCTGCCCGGCCTGCGGAGCAGGATTCGAGAGCTATGGCAACGCCCGCCGCAAATACTGCTCCAGAGCTTGTTTCGGTGCAGCGAGGAGGGCTTCCGATGAGTAAAGACGAGGCAATCCTACGCTACAAAGCGTCAATGTCCGTATTCAAGAAATGGCTTGATGGCGGCGTTATCACCCAGGCTGACCTGAGATCAATCGATACAATGCTCGCTCAGAAATACAGTTTATCCTCGTGCAGCATATTCCTCGAAAAAGACTTGCTATGTAAGGAAAACAGAGTGATATATGGTACTGCGAAAGGAGGCCGTTATGGGCAGGAAGATAACGAAAATTGAGTCTGCGGCACAGATGCCGACCAGACAACGAGTCGCGGCGTATGCCCGCGTTTCCTGCGGGAAGGACGAAATGCTCCACTCCCTTGCGGCTCAGGTCAGCTTTTACAGCAACCTGATACAAAGCAAGCCGGAATGGGAGTATGTCGGCGTGTACGCCGATGAAGCGGAAACCGGCACGAAGGGCAGCAGGCCGGAGTTTCAGCGGCTGATTGCCGATTGCCGGGCGGGGCGTATCGACCTCGTCCTCACAAAGTCAATCAGCCGCTTTGCGAGGAATACCGTGACCTTGCTTGAAACCGTCCGAGAACTCAAAACCTTAAGCGTCGGCGTGTTTTTTGAGGAGCAGAATCTGAACTCGCTCTCAAACGACGGGGAGTTAATGCTCACCATCCTCGCAAGCTACGCACAGGAAGAAAGCCGCTCGGTCAGCGAAAACCGCAAGTGGCGTATCCGCAAGGACTTCAAGGAAGGCAGGCCCGCAGGCAATATCCGCATTTACGGGTTCGACTACAAGGACGGAAAACTGACCGTCATTCCGGAGGAAGCCAAGGTCGTGCGGATGATATTTGCCGACTACCTTTCAGGGCTTGGCAAGAACGCCATTATGAAGAAGCTGGTCAGGCTCGGAGTCCCCACCAAGTGCGGTGGTCGGTGGTCGGAAAGCACGGTCGGTTCAATTCTCAAGAACGAAAAATTCATCGGTGACACGTGCTTACAAAAAGGCTTTATCGCCGACCACCTTAGCAAGCAATGGAAACCAAACAGCGGCGAGCTGCCGAAATACTATGTCGAGG